AGGCGGTCAGCCACCGCACCTAGCATACAAGGCCTGCTAGGGATACAAGAGAGGATTGGCTAGATCCCCCCCATCAGAACTATTAAAAGCCACATAACATCTGATGCATGACATGTGGCAGTTTATGTGCGTTCAGGTCACTACGCATTGCCATGAGTGAGTTAACGCAGTCCTGGCAGGGACCTCTGTTGACTCATGATCAGGGCTTGGCGTAGTGAGTGTGCATCCATCCCGCCGGATGTGCCCAATTTTGGGGAAGGGCAAGCACTCGTGTCTAAAGTGGGTGTCCACTCAGACTCCAATCCACTAACTTCCAATTGCTGTAATCGTTCTTCCAATCTGGCAATTTTATCAGCCTCGTCCTCTTTTAGTTGTAATGGACGGTTACCGATGTGTGTCTGCTCCATTCCGTTTAGTATAGGAAATCTCACCACGCTAACTGGCGAAGCCGACACCATGGGAACAACCATAAGAAACCCTGTGCCTGCAAAGGTTGCTGTAGAGTATGCCCCAGTAGTACCAATTGTCAAAATGCCTGGTTTATTGGGGCTTGCGGCACTGGTGGCATCCAAAGCAAATCGTACAAATTGCGATGTGGTAGACGTAGTAAAGGTACGAACCCAGGATCCTGCAGGATCATTTTTCTGATTCAACCGAGTTAAAACAGAAATATTAAAGACTGCAGATCCTAAGTTACTTCCCTCGGTATATATTGTTACCACGTACCTACCTGGCTTCTTAAACGCCATTTGTGAATAATTGGCCACTGTGGTACCCTGTGCTACGTATGGGTACATTATCGTGGTATTATCTTGAAGGACATTCCACCCTGTCCCCAAAGGCGTAGAAGTTGACATTGTGATGCCATTCCAAGAAGACTCAAAAACGCTGTCTGCAGTAATATTGACTTGAGCGGGGATTCGAAATTCTATGGTGTACTCAGCATACACATCCCCAAATATTAACCCACTGGAAATACCACTGGTGAAGATAACAAAATTCCCTATGTCATAATCTGAATGGGGAATCGTTGCTCCATCAGTTCCACTTCTAATAATATACGCATTAACGCGTTTCAATTTCCGAGGGTTAACGATACAGTCAGCTGGCTGCCAAGCAGAAGTTCGAACACAGCCATCCATCTGTGATATATCCTGCTTACTTGAAGGAGGTGAATCATTACAATCATAATCCATTGCTAAATATACAGCGCCGGCAGTATTAGTTCCTAAATCTGTTCTAAAACAGAACTTCAACTGCCTAACAATATATTGTTCATAAAGCTGCCCTTGAACGGCAAGCCATGGCCACAAAGTGGAATTTGTAGGGTAAACAGGTTGGTACATAAGCACACCATCCCCACTCGTGGCAGAGGTCAGGGTTGCTACCAATTCCCTATGATGTACTATAACTCCCATTTTCGTACGTTGTATTTGTGGCTTGCTTGAAGTCATTTTAACACCAATACTGACGGGGGCCTTAGTTGTTTCATCTTTCTTACGATTGTGATTCTTCGGCTTTTGTTTTTTGGGATTTTTATTTTTTTGTGGATTGGGCTTTGGGGGCCCGGGATTTGGTTCCACTCCCACCAATGGTGGTTTTGGGGGCTCATACTTTGGTGTATTAAGCATGAGTTTCAACCGATTTTTCCGATTTTCTTGTGCGACTTGTCGCACGGCCTTATTGATTTCCTGCTTGGTAACAGGTTTAGTGTGTTTGAGTCCCAATGCTTGCTTGGCCTTAAAATAAGCTCGGGACAATTGATGCTTAATTGGGGCATCAGCCAGTTCATCAATAAGTATTTGGTCTGCGGTTTCTTCTTCACCAACATGATATCCCAAATCATGTCGCTGATAAGCTGCATCCCACTCGTCGGTTGGTGGATTGGCAAACATTGCTTCACGATATTCATTTGAAGTGCGATATCTGCCATTATATTCCCCAGCACTATAATTGGGTCCACCATAATTACCGTGGTATTTAAATGCTGGGGCACTTGTCTCAGTTCCAATATCTTCAGGGCCTGGATTAGGTTCAACCCCATATCGTGTCAGGTCCTTGAGAGGGCTACCACGTGCTCTAACAAAGTCTAACATAACACCGGCGGCATCGTTTTCAGCTGCTTTCTTAGTCAGCCGCTCTCCTCCCAAGATTGTAAAGTCTTTAACTGTACAGGAGGCTCGAAAGTAACACCGGTGTGGGGGTCCAAACACTTGAACCTGGAACTGTGGTGCAGGTAACATATTTGCCATACAAGCAGCAATTAATTCACCCTTAAAATTGCTGTTCACACCGCCATTCGTGTGAGACAAAATAGTTTGATCATCCAGGTCGGGCCGCAATGCATTAATGCAGGTTACGATCTGGAAACCAGTTAAATTGCAGCGCTCCAACTCATGTACTAGTCGGATTTCGTTGATGTTAAACTGGGCGGGGCGTGGTCCACCTGGCACGCCTTCATTTTGGCTTTCAAGGTGCTGAAAGAATTCAGAACCTGTATTTTGGGTTAACCCTGAATTAGACAGGATTGAAGTTTGAGTTTTGGGGTAATAAGTCATGATGTCGGTTGGTCACTAATACTTAAGGGTGTATTTCGACCGGTTATAACCCAATTGAACAAATATCTAATTTATTTGCCACAGCTTAACGCAATTGGTCTGGTTCCTCTCCAGGGGAACGCGCCCATCACTATAGATGAGGTCAAGCATTTAAGTGAATGGTATGCCATGCTAACGGCAATAAATCACACTTTTATGATCTGTGTCACGATCCATAAGTAGCTGGACATATGGGTGGTCCATTTGGCCACACTTGAGAGCAGCGTCTAAGGAGGGGAACATATCTGGTGTGATTCCATATCGATGATATAAAAAATCATCGGTTTTTTCATTCCTATGTACATGACTTAATAGGAACTTGTGTTCTAACACCTTCATTTTTACCAAGGGGACGTCAGTCAGCCATGAGCTGACTCCTAGGAAAAACGAATTATACACCCTAATAGCCTTCAATGCATCGAAGCCTAAAATTACTCCCCGAAGGAGTGAGTGAGGGTGTGTGTTAATAGGGGGATTAATGAAGTAACCGAATTTTGCTAATAGTTTACCAGGCTTAGGGACAAAGACCAATCCTTCGGCACTGTCTACTATAATGGAAGAGCAAAATTCACAATCATACAATGTTTTACGGTACTTTGACTCAGTGTCAAATCCTAACCTCAAAAAATTCTGCCGCCATTCACACTTGTCTCCTCGGTGTAGCAGCAGATTATCATCACCTTGGACAAGCATGCGCATGCTGTATTTCACATCATCTGGTAAGGTACCCGTTTCAGTTGTGTAAACAAATACATGCATCATGGCATTTAAGACAGAATTAAATAAGGATGTGTATGGGTCGCCGGACTTCCTGGTTCCTTTGACACGATATTTGTACCCGTGCATAGTGAACCCACGGGTATTGATATTCTCCTCCATAAGTTGCACCACAGCTCGTGGCGCTCCAAACTTCTTAGCTATCCAAACCTCCAATTCACATAGAGGTATACTGATGGAAGAGTCAAAAGCAGAAACATCATTTTCAAATTTTTTCCAATTTTCATACCCCTCAAGGAATTGCCCCATCTTCCTAGAGGTAGCACCAGAGGTAAAATAAATAAAATGTTTTTCATTCCAGTGTTGTTTGAAATGACGCTGCAAACGGGAAAAAAATGGGCCAACCAAAGCTATGAATTTAGGATTGGCACCTTGGATAAGACGAGGTGCCTTCTCCTTAGTTCCTGCTAAACTACGGTACGTCAGATTCTCCACCTTTACAAATGACTTTCGAACTGTAAATTTACGCCGTAATGTGTGGCCCAAAAAGGAATAGGAAGTGATGCCATGATCCAATAGGTCTTCGTAAGCTTTTTTGATCCCCATCTTGACCTGTGGTGATGCATTACTTCCTCGCAAGTAAGTATCTATGTCGTCTGGCCGAACTCGACGCATAGGTATAAATTTATGCAAGTTGTCCTTAACGAATTTGATGAATCTGTCCATTGTGAGTGGGCAGATGGTTGGTGTGTTCTTCAAAACTCGTTGAAACAATGCTTGTTGCTCATTCTCGTTGCTCATGCCGAAATACAGTGGACGAAAAGGTCCAGTATCATAGGCAGCTTGATATTGTATCCGCGATTCCATGTTAAGTCTCATTGGCTTGTGTGATAGCCCAACGAACTTAACTAATGAAAAGGGTTTCGTTGTAGAGGGCATTGGTAAGTTGGCATTAACGGATGGGAATCGCCTCAGAGACTCCCATGCATGCCTATTAATCCTAGACCGTATCATAGACATAACGTGCTAGTCGTGTTAAACAGTATGTAAAAGCCCAAGTACAAACAACATCGAATAAGCTATCCCCATAAACAGTTGTGAAACTATTATGTGTTTTGAGAACCGACACGAGCAAAGACATGAGTACAGCTAATAGAACAATGATCATCAATACGGATTTCAAGAGTCGTGAACAAATATTCAATCGTTGGTGTGTTATACTTCCACTATATACTTCAATGGCAGCAAATAATGAACACACACGCAAAGATTTGTCTAGTTCACGCCCACTCCCTCCAATTTCCCGTGTTAGTTCACTGCCACGTATCAAGCTAACACGGTAAGTTTCGGGCGAGAATATTTTCCCCATCCAATATTGACGCAAATCCCCTATAAGTTGTGGATAAACTACAAAATATCGCTTGTCCAGAGCGGTTTCTATAGTGAACACAGGGGTAAAACCGGATCGACTACGACGAAAGAACACCAAATTCAAATCATTCTTGGTGAGGCCAATTTCAGTGCATAGTGATAAGAATTCAGCACTGAAAATTTCTCTTTGGTCGTACCAACCGGGCAAACACAATTGTATGGCTCCGCATGTTACATGGTCTAAAAATGCAACATACCATTGTCTTTCCGAGAATATCCAATCTGGTACATAAATGCGTTCCATATAGATTGGATACAATCCTCTTTCCTGGGCATTAATTAGACTTCCAAACGCACTTTGGGGAGAGTTGACATAAAAACGTCTTGGTGGCGCCAAAACGTTTTGCTCTTGGCGTAGTCGTGCTACGCGATCAGCAAAGTTAACTTCTTCCAAAATTGCGGTGTCTATTTGGTAATCACTATTACCAAGTCGTAAGAGTGATCGCGGCACTCCGAAATGGTAATTGTACAAGTCATTACGGCAAGTCGGGCAGGTGCGTTGAACACCTCCCATTAACCACAAATGCAAGCACGAATAGTGGAACTCGTGATGATGTGTCCCACAATTTGTCATTAAACAAGGTTGAGCTGCTGTGACATTTTCCTGACACACCGGACAAATGCCATACATGTGATCATCTTCAAATAAATTGTCCCCATCTATATATTCAATGTTAAATAAGCTCATGAGTGAAGTTTAACGGCAATCGCCGAAAAGAAATAAAAGCTGGCTGTGGTTACCAGTATCCCATCGGGGTGACTTGAGTTATAAGCTACCAAGTAAGGGTTCTCCAGGACCCGCTCCTATTTAACCATAGGTGGGCGAGGTTGCCAAGCCTCTGTGCTAATCTGCCACTTAGCACAACAGTAGTCTGTCAACCAGTAAATAATCCGC